TAGCAATTGATCTGCATACAAATTACCAGTTCCAGAGGTTGCCTCTCCAGAGTATTCAAAGTCCCAGTCAAATGTTGAAATCTTTTTAATATATTTATTCTTCCAGGTTAAATCCTTTGAAAAATAATCTTTCATTAATTCTATACAGGCTAGCTCTACTTCGTCTGGAACTTCTTCATATCCAAATCGTGCATATACCTGATACCTATCACCCTGTTTGAAAAAGTCTACAGAGTCATGAATGCTAGGAGGAATCATTCCATTAGCGGTATATACCGTATTGTCTAAAGCAGATGTTCTATCTATTCTTAAGCCGAATCCGTTCTCTGTAACATTTAATGCTCTTCCCCAGTTATTAATTTTAGGGGTAGCTAGAGCATCTATCAAAAGGTAGTCGTTGGCATACATTCTATGTAATTGAATTAATTTAGAATTAAATATTAAAGTATCTGAGTCACTTCCGTATACTAGGTGTGTCTCATCATATGTATAAAAATTTTGACCAGTATAGCTTTCAATTACTTTACGGGCATATCTTTCAGCCAATACTAGTTCTGAATGAGACTTATAATTAGGATCTGATCTATCTCCGCCAAACTTAAGTTCGTCACGAGTTTGTTCTAAATCAGTATAAGACTTTACAACATATAGATTATGCTCTTTTGTTTGAGCTATACCCATTACGTTGTACGCCCAGCGTAATTTTAATGTTCTAGTTCTTGAAACTACATTTTGAGGAAGAAATACCTGATATATACCAACATCTGTTTCAACTTTTTCTGCTGTCAATGTTGCCTGAATTGTGGTAGGAGAAACTGGATTAATTGGATCGTTTGTTATATCATAAACTAATACTGTTGGAAGGTTATCAGAGTCTTGCTCTTCACCCCTCCAATAAACTTTATGTTTTACTCCTGTTGTAGATCCTACGTAAATCTCCATAGTGTAGGCTTAGTTAGTTGTAATACTCCTGGACTTCCTTTGGAGTTGCTAATCTAAAGCCGTCCTCCTTATCAAAAATTTCTTGAGCGTATTCCTTGCTCATTGCAATAAATGGGTGCTCTTTTGTGAACGTGAATCCCATAATATCATACCTAAAGTTATCTCTAGTCATTCTTACTAATACTGTGTTCTCTGGCTGATCCGCCTTTGGATCAAACTTAGGTAGTACCTCTGTTGCCATGTCTTCAGAATCCTCTTCCATCTTTTCAATGGTCTTGTTATATACAGACCAAGTTACGCCTTCTTCTGCGAGGGCTGCAATAATGTCGGCTTTGTTTTTTAGGCCTTCTGTTTCAACTGCAAAATCTTCTGCGATCTGCTTTAGTTCTGATACTTTCAATGTCTCAAATGACATGTAAATCTCCTGTTTCTACTTACAACAATTATAGCATTATTAAATTAAAATGAAAAGCCCCCCAAAATTAATTTAGGGGGCCTTTCGGGGATCTAAATCCTAATAATTAGGAAGCGACCTTAACGTTCTTTACAACTACCCAAGCGTCTGCTTGCTCGATTTGGCATCCTACACGAGTATACATTGTGTACTCGACAGAGTCCTTACGTGGCCAGAAGAATCGGTATACGGTTACATCACGCTTGATACCAATAACTACGTTATTTGGGAATGTCAAGTGGATATCTCCGTGTGATCCTGTTGGATTTGAATAGTCACCAGTCTGAGTTTCTGGAAGTAGTGGTACTTCAACAATCGGAATACCGAATGCGAATGGTGCCACAAATCCTGCTGCTCCACCTAGTGCTGATACGCCTTGTCCACGGATAACGCTTGATGCGATATCTTCTGGATTAGCTGTTCCTGCAGTGATGCTGTTCTTGTACAAGAAATCTTGAATCAAGTTTGATCCTGCTAGGAAGCGAAGGTCTCCACGACGTTGCTTGTACTTACGTGGCATTGCCTTAAGAGCCTTGTTAAATGCTTCACGGCTGATTTCTGCGCCGTTGTTATCAACAACACGTCCGTTAGCCTTTGATTTTGCAACTACACCCTGGAATGCTGAAAGCAATCCTGAGCCAGTTCCTGTACCGTTAAGGATTACATCCTCAATATCGTTACCTGCCTGTGTTGCCATCAAACGTGCAATGTGATCTTCAAGATCTGCACCTTCGATATTATCTTCTAGAGATTCTGTTGAAAGCTCCCAGTCCATGCGGAGTTTCTTTGTTGTAAGAGAGATCTTTGAGAAGGTAACAGCAGCATTTGAGCCAGTGTTATCTCCTTCAGCAGCGACAGTCATAAGTCTTTCGCCAACTGACATACGATCAATCTCAGTGGTATCTGCTCTCATTCGGACAGTACGTGCAACTTTACCAATTACGGTAGCATCGAACATGTAGTCTAGGAAGCGAGCTGATTGTTCTGGATTAAGCAATCCACCGTTTCCTTGCTCGGAAGCACGGTGTACACCTGTTCCACCTGTAGTGGAAGCAAATGTTGCTGTAGCTGTTGTGTTAGCTGCGATTGCTTTTTCTAATGTTTCATTACTCATTTTATATTTCACCTACCTTATTTTTAGTTAAAAATTTCGTTCACGGAACCGAGGAAAGAACCGTTCCACTTTGATTTTTTGATTGTTACTTCCTGAGACCCGCCAAGGTCTGAGGACTTCTTAATTGCAGTCTCTGATTCTACTGCATCGACACGCTTTTCTACACCATCAATCGTGTTCTTGATGTTTTCTACAGCCTTTGAAAGGGCTGAGTGTTGTTCTGCCAACTCTGAAATTCGACCATCTACGCTCTTGCTAAATGTTTCAACTGTATCTTTAATAGCTGAAACCTGTGCTGCATTTGCTTCTGAAGCCTTATTCAATGTCTCTGAGAAAAATCCCTTAAGATCGCCAAGCATCTTTGCAAAATCAGGTTCATCAACCATAACTTCTGATACGTCGGCTGCTTTTTCTAGAGTTTCGGCAGAAGCGTCTGTTGATTCTGCTGGTGCGTCTACAACTGCTGGTGCTTCTTCAGCAACAACTGGTGCTTCTTCAACAGGAGTTTCTACTACAGTCTCTTCGACTGATACTGTTTCTGTATTTTCTGACACTTCATTACCTCCTTCTATGTCTGCCTGTTTTGCAATTTGTGTTTCAGGCAAGGACAATCTTGATCTTTTATGTAAATCAAGAATCTTATCTATTTCTTTTGCTTTGTTAACATCGTTTGATTCTACCCAACCGATCAATGTTGCAGGCTTCCCTGTAACTGGTGAATCATATGATGACTCTGTTGATACAAATACTGAATCAGTATCTGCACAATAAAAAATATTTTCTGCTACAACTTCTGTTGCCATTCCTTTAAATACTAGCTGACCATTCATTTTCTGAACAGACAAGATGTTGCATAGCTCGTTTGCTGGTGAGTCAACTACTGACAACTCCATCAATGAGTATTCTTTAATAAATCTAACTGGCTTACCAGTTGACTTGTTAACTTCGTTTTCTGAATCCGTAATCTTTCCGCCGATTGAGAATCCTGCCAGAGTTCCATCAAGAATCTTTTCCCAAGTATCTTGTGCACCCTTTGAGATGTATGCATCAACATACACTCCATTATAAAATTCTTTTGTTGTTGGATCGTAAAATGTTTCTGGCTTAAATGAAACCATTTTGCCAACCGCATTTGATCCATGCATCTCACGAATATTTCCACGGAAGCTTTCGAATGCCTTAAGGCTTGCTTCTGCAGTAACAACATCACCAGTCTGATCAAGATTGTCTAACGTTGCAAATCCTGAGACTGTTCTTTTTTCACGGTTAACTTTGGTAAATGGCACGGACAACGTAATGTTGTCGCCATGCGAAGACCAAAGAGATTTCTCAATATTCATATGCTTAATTTTATAACGTTATTGTATATAAGGCAAATAATGGTTGAGTAGGGTCAGTCGACTTGTCTTCCGTCTCCCTGAGCATTTCGGCCTTCTCCAGAAATATCGGGTGAATTTGCCGACCTTTCTGAATCTCTATTTCTAGTTTTTCCTGCCTGTGCTCTGACCTCTGCCTGTTGCTGTGGCTTTAATTGCACAACTTGATCCCCGCCATCAATGGGAACCATACCCATTCTAATTCTAACTTCATTAGGGGTAATTACCTGCATTCTCAAATATCTCTCATCGATCTTAGACTGAGTATCTTCGTCTGTCAAAGTAAGCTCATTAAATTTAAGAAGTAGGGCATCTGTCATTTCTTCAACAATTTTATTTAATTTCTTTTCTAAATTCATTTGAGCTGGACGACAGACCTGCTCTCTAAATGTCTTATCGGCATCTCGTGCTACTGCTAAATTAACTCCCTCTGGAGTTCCAATTTTATTAATTGGTACACGGTGAGATAATAGAATTTCATCTCTATTAGATTTACGATATACGTTAAACGAAGACTCTTGGGTTCCTGCCTCAATTGGCTCCATCTTAAATTCAACCTTTGAATCTGGTGAATCTGGTGGAAGTGGAATATATAGAGACCTGTGGTTCTTGCCTCTTAGTCCAACCTGGAAAAACTCAAGTAGCTTGCGCTCTGATTCAGAAGAAAGCTTTGCTCCCTTTACCGTAATAATATATCTTGGTACAGCTTTATTCTCAAAGTAGTCAAGGTTATATTTTCCAGCAAACTCATTTCCAGCCATAGCATTTGATGACGCTACGATATCTGGAATACCATAATAGTTATTTGTTGGAGTGTACTTCTTTAGATGAATAATTTCATTAGGTCTATCTAGTCCGCCTGCGATTGGGTTCTCTGTTTCTTGATCTCCAAAGTTTCGGAAGAATACGGCCTTGCCATAAAGCAATTGAATAAAGCCATCACGAAGACGGCGTACACGCATAGTCTTTGCTGGGATATGTCCAATATATCCTATCTTGCCAGCAGAGGTTCTACCAATTTCGATATAACCATTTCCTGTTGCCTCTACATCTGTATAGGCCTTAATTAAAGTTTCTGTAAATGTTTCTTCTTCGTTACACTCTTCTAGCCACTCATACAAGTCTTGGCGAAGTCTGTTTAACTTTCTACGTGCTCTCTCTAAAGATTTTTCGTCTGTGATATTATCAAATGCCTCTTGTGTTTTTCTTGTTTCGATAAAGTCATGTCCGAGACCTACAATGTTTGAAACCTTAGCGTTAATAGCCGCATAGTTGTATGGAGAAATTTCATAAATAGTTGAAAGGTAATCTAGATTATATGGAGGCTCAATAAGATCGAACATTGCATAGCCAGTAATAGCTTGTGCAAGTAGGTTCTGTTGGGTCTCTGTTCCGTCAATTCCTTGAAATCTTTTTTGAAGGTCACGATTCATTTTTCTTCTAAATGATGCGCCAAGGCCAGAGACCTTTGTTAACTCTTCGCCTTCGATTTTAAATGAGTCTGTGCTTGTTGTCTGTATTGGAGAATTAAACTTCATCCAGTCTGCTACGTTAGATATAGCAATCTCGTTAGAATTTTCGTCTTGAACTTCAATCATCTTAGGCCACCCATTTTTTTTATTTCGTCTTTATAGTTTCCGATATCCAAAGGATCTGGAACTAGTCCCCACTTAAGTCTTTGCTGTTGCTCTTCGTATTCTTCGTCATTAATCTTTCGTCTTGCTGAAAGAAATTTAGGCCCGCCTTCATATATACCGTATGAGCGAACTTCTCTAGCCAAAGCATCGACTCTGGATCTATTGCCTTTTCTGGACGTGACCGAAAGAAAGTTCCCATCATCATCTCCAATCCAGCGTCCGTCTGGCATTTCCCAGACATAGATTCCTAGAGTAGACTCTTCTACCTCTGTCTGTCGGACATTTTTAATATTCATAGAAGTTTATTTTACCACCACTTGCTGTCTAAGTCCAGCTTTTTGTCATGCAATGTGACAAAATTATAAGCTTTGTAGCACTACCCAGTCATTATCATAGTACTCTGAAGCTAATTCTGTAACTTGAATGGCTGGATCAGATACTAATGCGGAGGGTCTCCCACAATATAAATTAAAGTGGTCTAAAGCCTCTGAAGATGTAATAGATCTATTATATATTGCTATATTATTATATAAATTATCTGGTCCACCAGAGACCTCATAATTAAATTTAAGCGTTCCAGTAACTGGTGAGGTAAATACTAGAATAATATGATGTGGCTCTCCTGCCACTAGGAAATTGCTTATATTGGTCTGTGAGGTCTTATCTACCCCATTGACGTAAACTTTGCTTATAGAGGCCTTGGAGACCGTTCCTGACCCATTCCAGGCATACTTAGTGCCAGTAGTTGTTTCAAAGAATAATGTGTTTGCCCCTGTTGTTTTAGGAGTAAAAAATAATTCTACTGTATTTATGTTTAATCCAGTATTGATATTAAATCCATATCCTGATGCTGGTCTAATTCCATTTGTATAATGTCTAATTAAAGGAGAATAATTTACAGACCCCACGCTAAAGGGATTAGATGAGTTAATATAGTTATTTGAATTATCTGAATATACTAAAGACTCTCTGTAGAATTTAATGGCAAAGAAGGAGAGCCTTGGAAGGAACTTGCTGGCATCTGTTGTAGTCATAGTAATTCTTGTATAGAGAAGACCGCTTGAATTAAATGATCCCGCCTTATATTGAGGAATAGCATCTCCATTAACGCATGGCAAATATGTGGCTCCGTCCACGCTTGTCTCAACACTTATTCCTAGATCATTTCTCCATTCAATTTTTGAATTGGTAAAACCGCTCTCTGTCGGAATAAATATAAAGTCATTAATTACAAGGGTTCTGGGTGTTGTTGTTTCTGTTGGGATAAAAGAGATATATTTATTTTGTTCATCATAGTATGTGTTTGAGTCTAGTAACTCTTTCCAGTCTCTAGATATTCCATAAATATATTCAAAGTCTACTCTGTTATTTGCGTCTGAGCAAGAGAACAGTTGTCCCTGTTCTGGCTGAACTACATGTATCGGCTGGATATAAAAATTAGCATCATTATAATGTCTTGCAATTGACGTTGCTGGAAGACCGTATCTATATACAGCAGGAGCATCTACTATAAAAGAATCTCCAGCATCTGACGTTGGGCCAATCTGCAGGTCTAAGGCAGTATTTGTAAATTTAAAATTTGAATCTATAGACTTTAACGCAACCTGCTTGCCATCAATAAAAAGCTTAATTGAATCTACTGAATATACTCCAGCAAGGTGTACCGCTTTCTTTGAATATGAAAGTGCCCATCTTACCTGCTCTGTATTTGAAACCTTAAATACAATATCTCCCTTTTCCCAATATAGACCAATGTTATCTGTTGTGTCGGCAAATAGGGTGGTAAGATTTGTAGATTGAATTGACGGGCTTACCCAAAGTTCTATCGTAAAGTCATTATCTGAAGAGTATTTATTTCCAAGCCCGTTTGAAACAGATGAGCCATAAAAGTCTTTTGATGTTGGTACTGTTATATAAGCAGTATTTGTTATTTTAGTTCCAGATCCTCCGCCTGGAATAATTGGCAGCATATTTGACGCAGGCGATCCTACATATGTGGCATTGTTTCCGCACCCAGATATATCTGCGGCTATTGTGCCTGAAGATTCATCAAGTGGCCAGAAGCCGATAGGATAATCTTTGATTACTTTAAGTTGGTATGACATTGTTACCAACCAAATCTTGTCCTATATTTATTCCACTCATTGGTAACACTATCTTGAGAAACTAAACCTTCATACCACCAGGCTCCTCCATATACGTGAGAACTTGAGTTGTCATTGTATGGGTCTCCTGCAAGGCCAAACTGACCAGATGAGTGCCCAGACATGCTAACACCTGCATTTATAATTGTTTCAAAATTACTTCCATTTAAAGAACATTCTACAAGACCAGAGCTATTTACTCTAACAACATAGAACCAGTATTTACTAGAATAACCAGAAACTGAAGTAATAT